CGTGATGCGATAGCCTTGTTTCCGCAACTCAACCGCCTGCTCAACCTTTCGTCCATAACACGAATAGGCCCAACAAGGATTTCCCGCGGCACAGACCACCAAATAATCAAGCTTAGGGGTTACACTTCTGGAATAGATTCCTTGTTGTTTCTCCACTAGAGCAACGAAATCACGCCTCTTAAGCCGAGGAGATATCCCGGTAAAGCAAAATGTTGATCTGCTGATTTCAACCGCCGGATGTACAGCGCATAATCCATTAATTCCCATGTTATCGCGCCTGACATGCTCCCTTGTGGGAGCTCCAACAAATTCGGAAAAGAAATCATTGAGTGCCCGTTGCTCCAAGCCATCAATCTTTCCATCGGCAAGAACAGTACTGACGATATTAGTTACCTCGTCATATGGCCACAATCCGTTGAGATGCTTATTGTTCTCCACCCAATTCATCAGTCGCTCAAGTTCCAGATGGTTGATCATGCCATCCGCAATAATGCCTCCGATTATTCCATGAAGGCTCTGCATATCGGCGGTTACGAGATCGTAGAAATCGACCGATGTAAGTTTTTCACAGATCCATTTAATGTCCAAAAGCTCTTCCTTCTCCAAGCGACCATCCGATAGGCAGTTGCCAAAAATCGGAATCAACTCATTGAAGGGGTGACGAAATTTGAACTCATTATGGTCGTCAATCCATTTCTGCAGGAAATCCAATTCCTGTTTATTAATCGTAGAATCAGCTGCAATTCCGTATAGGATGCCGCGCAAGGTGTTCATTGCGGTATCAAATCTAGACTTACGCGTTAACTTATAAAACCTAGCGATATCACTATCCATCCTGACTCCAGCCGTCCCATGATCAACACGCTGTTATGGGTCTTCCATGCCGTATTTGGCAAAAAATGAACTGTACGAGGTGCCCACAAATCGAGCATGGAATGAATGTTTTTACGCCCTCGGTTTCAGTATTCTCCGCAACCCTCTCCACTGCCCTCAAAATTCTCCACAGCATCCAGAAAAGAAGTCCGAATCCCCCGAACCGGATGCAGGCGAAAACAGCAGTGAAACAAACTCAGGCACGGCAGGCCCCACGAAAGCAACTCAACCCCGCAGGGCCCGCCGTCCCAGTTATTGGCTTAAAATATTTTGAAAACTACCCCAGTGCTGATTCGCAGGAAGTTGCCCCATTCTCCGTTCGAGCGCATGGGGATGAAGTCAACCTGCGGGGCCTTGATCGAAATGCGTTCGCCCACATTCCAATCGAGCCCGCCCCCGAATACCATCCCAAAATAATTGCCGGAGGCATTGTACGAATAGGCTCCTTCTTCAGCCTTGGCGCTGGTGTGGCCCCCGCCAATCAGAGCATGAACGAATGGGTTAACTTTTTCATTCCTTGCCGTGAAACGCGGACCTCCGGCGAAGGAGTAGCTACTGCCCTTTATATCAACCGCAGAATCGAGAACGTTATCGATCCCCGTATAGGCGCCAGATCCCTCAATCTCAAGACCGAATGCTGGCGTGATGTTAAAGACCGCACCAGCGGTCCATCCATTGCTATTTGGGGGGTCGATCCCGAGAACTTCATATTCTTCCGGGTCGGGCCCGAGAAAGCCCCAGAAGCTATATCCACCCCATACTTCAGCCTTCGGGACATCCTGTGCGAAGGCACCGGAAACCATCATGAGAAATGCACTGACAACGATCAGACTCTTCATGCTCATCCTTTCATTGATAAGAGACATATCCGCTTTTAACGAAGCATTGTGGTCTATCTGTTTGCGAATTCCTTTAGCCTCGTCAACGAAATCGAGGCCTATAGAGGAATCCCATTCTTCGCATATCGGTATGATGAGAAATACTAATTAAATCGTATGAGGCCCACAAAAAGAATTGGCTCCGAAAATCTCAGGAATTGGTGACCCCCGTCACAATCTCGACGTGACAACTGTCATATAGAACAATGGCCCTCTTCCGGAGGAATGTTCGTGGACTGCCCCAGTTCGCCCGACGGCAGGCATTGCGATCACCAGTGCCCTGACGGAGACCTGCGCTGCTGTTGGTGCGGCCAGTATGCATCGGATCGAATCATTCCCAAGAAGCCGAATCTACGCGTGTTTCCTTGCAGGTTTCGCGATCGGAGGAAACGGCCCATGTTTCTTGTCGGAAGGAAGGCTGCCGGATGATGGGAAATCGTCACTGGCCGCAACTTCCAGCACTGCCACCACGGCATGGATACATTTCAGATCGCCGCTATGAAGGACCTTTTCCAGCAGGGCGTGGAATTGCTCGTGGGTAGGGTCCGCGTCGGGGCATGGTGAAGCTGAAGCAGGCCCCGGCTTCGCCGCCCCCGCAACCAATTCCGCGTAGACATCCAGGGGGGTCCTATTGAAAGCGGCGCAAAGCTTCTCGATCGTCGGCTGGCGATAGCTCGAACCGTTTTCTATCTTGCTGATAGTACCCTTATCGACGCCGGATAGCCTGGCCAACTCAACGAGGCCAATTCCGCGCTTATTCCTCCATTTCCGCAATACGTCGCCTGGATGAAACATGGTTTTACGGTCTCATACGAATAGAGTCATGACAAGCAAATAAGCACAAACAAAGAAGATAACCGTCATTTTACGCATTATTACGGGCAAACGCGTAAAAACATATTGACATGAATCCGCTATTACGCGTAATATCGTCCCATGAACCTGAAAACAGCTCGCAAAATAAAGGGAATGACGCAGGAGCAACTGGCGTCCCAAAGCGGGGTGGATCAGACGACCATCAGCGCCATTGAGTGTGGCAAAAGCCGGAATCCGTCCTGGGAAACCGTCTCGCGAATTGCCAACGCTCTCGGGGTTGCACCGGAAGAAATCTTTCCGGTGGGCAACAAGCCAGCAGCCTGATTCATCCCCTCGCCTTTCAAAGGCCAGGAGGAGCCATGGAAGCCAACGTAATCAACTTTTCCACCCGGGTCTGCGAATCCCAGACGGAATTCGGGGCAGATCCGGAGCCATACAGGCCGACGCAGGCGGTGCGCCGGTTCCTGAAGAGTCACAAATCAAGCGCCCCTCTCCGGGCGCGGATCCCGTTTGAGCTGGCGGAATACCTGCAGCGCCTGGCCGACGTGTCGGACAAGTCGTTCAGCGCCATCGTCTGCAGATTGCTCCTCGAGCGGGTGCTCGCGCCACGGGAACGTTGCCCGCATTGTGGACGGCGTCTCACGGAGAGTGAAGGGAGGGTGGCATGAACGAGGCAATCGAGCTTTTGAGGCTGAGATTGGCCGCGAGGCCGAGGGTGAGCTGGTGGCAGGTGGGGCGGAACATGGCGTTCTACCTGTTCCTCTGGCTCGTCGCCGTGCTGGCGGTTTACGGGCTGGTTTCGCTGGTTTCGACCGGCGTGAAGGCCTTCGCGCGATGAACCGATCTTCCCCCGCATCGGGGAGCAGCAAACCGCATGTCCGGCGGTCAATCCGGGCACGGCGCCGGCCGCTCCGGCAGTGGGGATACGGAAGAGATAGGGGCCCCTGGATGCGCAGGGGTCCTGAAAAAGAAAAGGGACGGCTGGCAGGCCGCCCCCGAAAGCAAAAATCTCAATCGAAAGGATTCATACCATGAAGGTGGCAAAAATCTCAATCAGAAACATTCTCGGCATCGAGGAGCTGGAGATCAACCCCGGCTTCATCACCGAGGTATCCGGGGCCAACGGCTCCGGGAAGACCTCCTGCCTTGAAGCCATCCGCTGTGTGCTGAGCGGCGGCCATGACGGAACCCTGCTGCGCAAGGGAGCGAAGGCGGGGGAAGCCGTGCTGATCCTCGAGGATGGTACCGAGATCCGCAAGCGGGTGACGGATGACCGGTCGGAAGTATCGGTCACCCATCCCCAATTCGGCAAAATCTCCAAGCCCGCCGCCTACATCAAGAAGCTGGCGGACGCCCTGAGCCTGAACCCGGTGCGATTTCTGACCGCCCCGAAGAAGGAGCGGACGGACCTGCTGCTGCAGGCGATCCCCATGAAGGTCACCGCGGCGGACCTGCTGTTCGTTCCCATGGCGGCGCTTAACGGGGTGGACCTGGACGGACACGCCCTCGAGGTGCTGGGGGCGGCTGGCAAGGCGGTATACGACCTGCGCACGGGCGTCAATCGCTCCGCCACCGACAAAAAGGCGACCATCAGGCAGATGTCGGAAACCCTGCCTCCGGAGGCCCCGGAAGGGGACTGGAAGGACGTCCTGACGGCGGCCAACGATGAGTGGCGTAAGCTCTACAGCGCCACCAGCGCCAAACTGGCCGAGATCGACGCGGGCAGGGTCGAGGCGCTCACGGCGGCGGAGGACGAAGCCCGCACCCACGTCGCCAAAATAAAGGAAGACCTGCAGGCCGCCATCGACGAGCTCAAGGCGGAAGCCCAGGCGGAGATCGACCAGACCTTGCAGGGTGCCCGTGAGGCCTGCGAGAAGACCGACGCCGAGGCAAAGGCCATGCGGGAAGCGGAGGAAGCCATCTTCCGCCCGAAGGAGGCGGAGCTGAAAGAGCGGATCGGCCACGCCAAAGCGATGCTGGAGCAGCAGGCACAGATAGCAAAGGCCCGGGAATTTATCGCCCAGCTCACCGACGAGGCGGCCCGCCTCGAGGCGGAATCCGCCCGGCTCACCGAAGCTCTCGGGAAGCTCGACTCCCTCAAGGGGAAGATGCTCGCGGAACTCCCCATCGAGGGGCTCTCCGTCCAGGACGGGGACATCCTCATCGACGGCATGCCCTTCGACAGGGCGAACACGGCCCGGAAGGTGAAGGTCGCCATCCAGATCGCCCAGTTGCGCGCCGCGGAACTCGGCTTGGTGGCGGTGGACGGGCTCGAATGCCTCGACCACTCCACCTTTGAGGCCTTCCAGCGGGAGGCGCAGGCGTCGGGGCTGCAGTTCGTGATCTCGCGCGTGTCCGACGGCCCCCTGACCGTGGAAACGGAGGTGGCGTGATGGCTGGCAAACCGCAGCTGCACGTTTCGGCGCTGGGCATGAAGTGCATGGAGCAGTTTCGGAGGCGCTACATCGAACGTGAAGTCATCCCGCCCGGTGTCGCGCTCATCGTCGGCACAGGGACCCACAAGGGCGTGGACGTCAACATGCACCACAAGATGGCAACCGGCGAGTTGCTTCCTGAGGACGCGGTTGCCGACGCCGCCCGCGACGGGGTCAACGTGGCGTGGAACGGAGGGGTGAAGCTGGAGCCGGAGGAGCTGCAGCGGGGCATGAAGATCGTCCGGGGGGAGGCGGTTGACAAGGCCGTCCGGCTGGCGAAGCTCCATCACCGGGAGAAGGCGCCGCAGATCAATCCGATTCACGCAGAGCGCCCCTGGGCGCTGGAAATCGAGGGCTACCCCATCGACCTGGTGGGGAGGCTGGACATCCAGGAGGCGGACACGGTGCGCGACACCAAGACCTCCGGGAAGACCCCGGCCGACACCTGCGCACAGAAATCGCTGCAGCTCAAGGCCTACGCGCTCGCCGTGAAGATCCTCGACGGGAAACCCCCGTCGCGCGTGTTTCTCGACTACCTGATCGACACCAAGACCCCCAAAAGCGCCACCTTCGGGCACGAGCCCGATGCCGAGGATTTCCAGGCTGTACTGAACCGCCTCGAGGTGATTGCCGCGGCCATGAAGGCGGGGGTGTTTGTCCCGGTCGAGCCCGATCACTGGTGCTGCGACCCAAAGTGGTGCGGATATTACGAGACCTGCAGGTACATTCGCCGTCCCCGACAGTTCGCGGCGGCATAAAAGGAGAGCAATCATGGCAACCGTTTTGGAGGAAACCGCTCTGGCGACCCGGAGCGAACAAACATCGGAGCTGGCGCCCACGGCGGGCGCGGCGGAAAAGCAGTTCGAGATCCAGTCGGCCATCACGGTGGCCAAGCGCTTCCCTCGCAACGAGGACGGCGCATTCCAGAAACTGATGAAGGCGGCCGACCGCACCAGCTTTGCGGAGGACGCCGGATACTCATTCCCGCGCGGCGGACAGACGGTTGAAGGGCCGTCGGTCAACCTCGCCCGGGAGGCGGCCCGGGTGTGGGGCAATATCCGTTACGGCCTCGAGGTCATCCGCGACGACGAGGAATCGCGGCAGATCCGGGGCTGGGCTTGGGACCTGGAATCCAACGTCAAGGTCACGGCCGAGGACGAATTCCGGAAGCTCATCTACCGGAAAAAGGGCGGGTGGATCCGGCCGGACGAGCGGGATCTCCGCGAACTGACCAACCGGCGCGGCGCGATCCTGATCCGCGGCTGTGTCCTGCAGATCCTCCCCAAGGATCTCATCGAGGACGCCATGGAGCGGTGCAAGGCCACGCTGCGCAAGAGCGCGGCGCAGGACCCGGAGGCGGCCCGGAAGAAGATCATCCTGGCTTTCTCCGAGATCCGCGTAACCCCCGAAATGCTCGAGCAGAAGCTGGGGCATCCGCTGGCGCAGTGCAGCCCTGCGGAGATCGCCGATTTGCGGACCATCTACAAGTCCATCGCCGACGGCAACTCCACCTGGGCGGAGTACGTCGAGCCCAAAAAGCCCGAAGCCGAAAAGGGCAGCATCAAACCGGAAGACCTGAAACCGGGCCGGGAGGAAAACCGGGGTCACGGGCAGGAGAACCTGGACCAGGTCCCCAAAGCGCCGGAAGCCCCCGTGGAGCCTGCCAAGACTGCCCCCAAGGCCCCCAGGGGCGCGAAGCCCACGGCAGCTCCGGTCGCCCCGGCAGGCAATCCCAACTACGCCGAGGGATACGACCCCGACCCCTTCGGGCCGGATAGTGGGATGTTCGTCAGCGAATCCGGGCAGGAAGGGTAAGCGAGTCCCATGCGCGTTCCACGGTGCCCGCGATGCGGCAGCGACAGAACCCACTGGTACTGGGAAGCTCCCGGGACGGTGTTTTCGTGCGACGACTGCGAGGGCTTCATGTTCGGACCGGAAGACGTGGAGGGGGAAGGCAATGAGAATGCCAATCAGACCGATTCTGGACCCGCCCCCATGGGATGTCCCGGATGCCCCCGAGGACGGCACCAGGTTGCCGACCTATGAGGACGACAGGGCCTATCTCGAGGACCACTGGCGGGAGAGGTACGACGATGATGAATAATTCCACGCGCAGGCGCGGGCGGGATGAATCAGTCGGCGAACTCCAGTGTCACGATCTTGACGACATCGGGCGCGCCGAAGATCCGTGGACCGCCGAGGACTTTTGGAGCCGCTTCGACTGCCCCGACTGTGGAACGAATGTAAGGGTTGACGAAGACGGCTGCTGTTACTACTGCGGACGGGATGCGGAGGGAGTGGTGGAATGACCGAGCCAATCAGATTCTTCGTCCCTGGCATCCCGCGCCCGGGCGGGTCCAAGAAGGGCTTCTATATCCCGAAGCTCAACCGGGTCGTCATAACCGAGGACAATCCGAAGTCGAAGGACTGGCGCAATTCGGTCGCCTGGGCGGCCTCGGAGGTCATCAAGACGCCCCTCACCGGGCCCCTGGAGGTGCGGTTTCTGTTTCTCATGACCCGGCCCAAGGGGCATTTCGGGGCCCGGGGGCTTCGGCCCTCGGCGCCCCTGTACCCCATCGTAAAGCCGGACGTGACGAAACTGATCCGCAGCACCGAGGACGCCCTGAAAGGGATCGCCTGGGTGGATGATTCACAGATCGCCCGGCAGCAGGGGGAGAAGGCATACGCCGACCGGGCCGGCTGCTGGATCGTGATCCGGGAGCTGGCCGGCGCGGAGGAATCGAAGCCCGATTGTCCGGTTCCGATCAACGCCGACCAGGTCGCCCGCCAGATGGGAATGCGGTGGCTGTGAACCACCGGTGCGGAAATGTGCGGAAAGGTGCGGACAAGGCTCCGCAGCCTTTGTTCATGAGGGTTCGGGGCAAATATGCGGAAAGATGCGGCAAGATGCGGCTACCGCATTTTGCAGGCAGGAGGAGGTCATAACGTGACCACCATAACGGTCCGCAGGCCCAGGATGTGCGTTGTGGTGGAGGGGGGGGGTAAAGTATGAACGAGATCGTCTGTGAAATGCTGCGCCTGTCGGAGGCGGCGAAGCGACTGAGCGTTTCGCCCAACAAATTGCGCGCCATGGCCGACCGCGGCGAGGTTCCATGCAAGAGATTCGGGAATGAGCGCCGCTTCCCTGTCTCCGCCCTGGTGCGGTGGATCGACAGTCAGGAGGACTGGGTCCCCAGAAACGAGGTGGCCAATGGGTAAGATCAGGAAGGAAGGCGGAAAGTGGGTCGTGGATTTCAGACTTCCGCGCGCATTGGCCCTCAAGTACGGCCGGCAGCGATTCCGCAAGGGCTACAGCCGCCGGCAAATGGCCGAAAAGATCCATGGGCTCGTCGCCGTCGCGATCGAAACCGGGGACATCGACGGCAAGTTGGCCCGGCTGCTCAATCACGTTGAGCACGAATACACCGTCCGATCCTTCTATGAGCGCTGGATGGAGGAATACTGCAAGCCCCGGCTCGAGAAGAACACCATCGTTCTCTACCGGCTCAATTTCAAGACGCTGAACGAGTACTTCGGCGATGTTCCCCTCCACGACATCCGGCGCCAGCACCTTCACGGCTACGTCCAGAAGCGCAGCCTCCAGGTTTCCGCGACGACGGTCAACAAGGACATCATCGCCGTGAAATCCATGTTCTCCTTCGCCTGTGAGGTCGGGGCGCTCGAAGCAAATCCCCTGGCCGGCTTCCCCACCCTGCGAGTGCAGGAAAAACCGCTGCGGATCCCGACCCCGGAGGAATTCCGCGCACTCATAGACGCCATGCCCGATCCGGCAATCGCGGCCATGGTGACCATCATGGGGGAAACCGGATTGCGGCGGAAAGAGGCCATCCGGCTCGAATGGAAGAATGTCGATCTCGCGGGCCGCAAGCTCATGGTTGAAATGACAAAATCGAAGCGCACCCGGCAGGTACCCCTTTCCGATTTCGCCATTGATCGGCTCCGCTCCCTGGTGCGTTTCGTTCACCAACCCAGGATCTTTTGCCACCAGCAGACCGGAGACCCCTGGTTGTCGCCCGACAAGGCATTCCGCGCCGGCCGCAAAAAAGCGGGGCTGCCGTGGGTCCGGATGCACACCCTCCGCCACATGAGGGCCGTCCGCTGGATCGAGTACGGGGCCAACATCGAGGCCGTGAGGGAGGACCTGGGCCACAAAAGCATCCAGACGACCCACAGATACGCCCGCCACGCCCAGGATACGGCCATGGAGGCCATCCGGGAGGCGCAGCGGAGAGAAGCGGCAGCGGGAGAAAAACGGGAGACGGTGACAGGGGGTAAAGAGTAGATGCGCCGTAAGTGCTTTGTTTCGAATGCGCCTGGCAGGACTCGAACCTGCGGCCCACAGTTTAGGAAACTAGTTCGGGCTCAGCGCTTATCGCCGCAAACCCTACCAAAACCTACTACTTCGGCCGATTCCGGCCGGAGGCCAATTACCGCAAAATCCCATAGATTATCACCGCCACCGGGAGAAAAACGGGAGACGGTTTTCACTGCACGCAACCTGGATCGCAAGGAGCGGGGGCGGTAGTGGCGCGTATTCGAACAATCAAGCCGGAGTTTTTCCGACACGAGGGGCTCCAGGACCTGGAACGTTCCAATCCGGGCAGCTGCTGCATGCTCGTTTTCGCGGGACTTTTCACGGTGGCCGACAAGAGCGGTCGCTTCGAATGGAAACCCCGAACCCTGAAGCTCGACATCCTTCCGTTCCTGGATTTCGACATGGACAAAACGCTCGGCCTGCTCAGAAAGGCCGGATTCGTCGTCCAGTATGAAGTGAACGGCAGGTTATATGGCCTGATCCCAAGCTTTTCCGGTCACCAGAGAATCACCGGCAAGGAAGCCACAACCCCGAGCCGGTATCCGAGCCCCGATGAGGGAAACATCAGGGAAATATCCGGGAAACACCCGGTTGCCCAGGAAAGGGAAAGGGAAAAGGAAAGGAAGGTTCCTTCGGAACCTATTGTCCGGAGCGATTCGATTCACGAATCGTCCGGACCGCACCAGCCGGTCCGCCTTGCCGAAGAGCCAGAAAGAACCGGGAAGCCCCCGGAGCAAGAGCCGGCAATCATGACCTTCCCGCTTGCGGATAAATCCGACTACCCCCTGACAGCGGCCCAGCTTGCCGAACTATCCAGTCTTTACCCGGGTGTGGACCCCGAGCAAGAGCTGCTGAAAGCCAAGGGGTGGCTGATCGCCAACCCGACCAGGCGAAAGACACGCAGAGGCATCGCCAGGTTCATTCACGGGTGGCTGGCAAGGGCCCAGGACCGCGGTAACGGCTCCAAGGCGCCACCGCCGGGAAGATTCGACGCATGCGCTTACCTGGATCAGAAAATCGCCGAAGCGGAGGCTGAGGAACATGGTCAATCGGGCAGCGACTGAATTCGTGAAACGGCTGGTTGCGGCATTTTCACGCTGGCCGGCAGGCAAGGACACGGTCGATCTCTACACCGAAAAGCTCTCGAGGTGGACGATGCGACCGGAGCAATGGGACCGGGCGCTTGACGCGCTGATCGAGGCGCACCAGGACGAAAACCTTCCGGGGCTGCAGGCGATCTACACGGCGCTCCGGAACGCGTCGTATGCCGGCCGCTCGGGGAGCTCGTCCAACTTCGGCTGGGTGTCGTTCCGGCACAACGGGCGGTCGTACTCGGTCAGGGCCTACTGCGAACAGGAGATCTGGCTGATTGCGCCGCTTCGGTACCGGGACCAGCGGGGGAACATGGTCGAGCTGCAGAAGAACGTCGGCAAACCAGTGGCGGTCCATATCCCGCGGGATGCCCAGGACGTGGTCTGCACCCCCGATAACCCGGCCCGGCTGGAGCCGCATGATATGCCGACGCGGGAGGAGCGGGCGGAGCTGTTCGCCGAGATGGCGAGAGTATCCGAAGGCGGCGGGCGGAGGATCGCGTGATGGAAGAACTCCCGGGCAAGCGGTTTTTCAGGCCGGATGAGGTGGCGGAACATTTTCGGGTAAGCCGGAGCTATGTTTACTGGATGGTCAGGAACAAAAAGCTAAAAGCGGTGAAGATCGGAAAGCTGATTCGCGTCCCGAGGGAAGAATGCCGGCGCATCTGCCAAAGCATAAAATGATTCCATCATTGTTAAGGCCTTGGAATGCTCTCAATACTCAAGGCTAAAAGGGTAACCATCGCTATCCTCATACTCGCTGTCTCCTTCGAAACGGATTCGGAGCTTATCTGCTTCGTAAGCAAGAATAGATGCTTGAATTCCATCACGCCTCAGGAGACGTGGCATTTGGAGGCACCACGAGTATTTCTCGGTAGGCTTCAATATTTTATCCATTTCGTATTCATTCTCTAAAGCCAATTGGGTACTGAATCCTGGACGATAGCTTCTAAGTCCAATTTTTGATTTGAACAGTTTTTGCCGAATGGTTCGCAATGGTTACCAACAGGGGATAGTTTGCCGGACAACCCGATGTATCATAGGAGACATTGATTTTTACCATATCCTCGAGCTTCTTTCGCGCGATACGGTCTCTTTCTCTTTGTGCCGCTATTTCTGCCTCTTCCCTTTCTCGTTTGTTTGCTTGGGATTGAAAGCACCCAACGATTAAACAAATGACAATAAATACAACGAAAATGCACCCCATCGTTGCTCCGGGATCACGACAGAGGAAAAAAAGAAATATGGCGATGACGAGTACAAGCGCAATCCATATCATGGCTGTCAGCGGCTATAGCAAGTTATAAAGCAAACAGTAGGTATCAATATGCCTACCCGTTAAATACATATCGGCATAAAACAAAAAATTCACCATAAAATTAGGTATTTTGAGGTGAATGTGGTTCTAATCATGTTCGCGGCTTGCGACACCTAGACAGTTTTCCAAAGAAATACTCTATTATTCTTGACGCACGTTTCATTCCCCTTTCAGACTATCCCTTGTAGTGGACAATAGTCCCCTTGCCGAAGGGGCCGGGAAGCGAGAACCCGGAATCAAAACACCACCGCAAAGCCGGCAGGGATACCCCCACCATGTCAAAAATCAGGATAGCGAACCCGAGGCCCGGGTGCGCCAGGTACACGTCTGAAAGCCAGGCGGAAAGGTACGTGCGCCGTGGCGAGGCCGTGAGGATAGGAGCCGAGCTGCATTTCCTGTCCGAGGCCGAGCAACGGCACATGCAAAACGTGGAGCGGCAGATCATCCAGTCCGAGCGCCGGGCGAGCGACGTCTACATCCGCGGCACGGTCTGGTGGGACGGCCCGGATCCGGGAGGAATGCACCGGCCCGGGGAGGTTGTCTGCTGATCGTGTCCACTTCTTCGGCAAACATCTAGAGGACAAATGCCAGCGGCCAAGTCTCCGGAACTCCTGATGGTTCGACGCCAGCAGGTGGCGGAGCTGTATCTGCAGTGCCATAGCATGGCGGCCATCGGGCGGATGCTGAGCATTTCCTCCCAGACGGTCTACAAGGACATCTGCTGGGCCCGGGAGCAATGGCGCACCAGGGCGGCCGATGCGATCGAGGCGCACAAGCAGCGCGAGCTGGCCCGGATCGACGCCGTGGAGGTCGAGGCCTGGCGGGGGTGGCAGCGGTCCTGCCGGCCCGAGGTCAGCGAGACCGAGCGCAGCGGCACCAGGCCCGGCGACCAGGGCGGGCCCTTCGAGGAGCGCAGCCGGACGCGCAAGGGACAGGCAGGCGATCCCCGCTTCCTGCAGATCATCGAGGGCTGCATCGAATCCCGGCGCAAGATTCTGGGCCTGGACGCCCCGGTCAAGTCCACCGTGGAGCTGACGGGCGAGACCCTCGAGGAGCTGGTCACGCGCCGGCGCCAGCGAATTGTCACCAAAAATGATGGTCACCATTTGGGTCACCATGGTGACAATGCGGGCGTAAGTAGTAATCCCCTCAACGAAAACCCCGCCGAAGAAAATTGTCACCATGGTGACAATGGTGATTCTGGTGACAAATCGCAGGGAGGGGAGGCATGACCCTGTCCCCCCAGGATCTGACGGCACCCGTGGTCCCCGCGGTCCCCGTCCCCTTCCCTTCCCCCACCCCATCCATGACGGCCGAGGAACAGCTGCAGGCCGATATGGCCGGCTTCCTCGACGACCCGCTTGGATTTGTCGCGTACGCCTACCCCTGGGGCGAGCCGGGCCCGCTGCGGGAATACGACGGGCCGGACGCCTGGCAGAGGGAGGTCCTCGAGGATGTCGGGCGGCAGGTACGCGAGCGAGCGTTCGACGGCGTCCACCCGGTGGCCCCGATCCGCATCGCCATCAGCTCGGGCCACGGGGTAGGCAAAAGCACCCTGACGGCCTGGCTGGTCGACTGGATCATGTCCACCCGGCCCGGCGCCCAGGGCACCATCACCGCCAACACCTTCCAGCAGCTCGACACCCGCACCTGGGCCGCCATCCGTCGTTGGACCGCGCTTGCCATCAACCAGCACTGGTTCGTGGTCGGCTCCGGCTCCATGTCCTGCCGCATGGCCAAAAGCCCCAAGGACTGGCAGTGCTCGCCTCAATCCTGCCGGGAGGAGAACAGCGAGGCCTTCGCCGGCCAGCACGCCGCGGGATCGACATCGTTCTACGTCTTCGATGAGGCCAGCGCCATCCCGGACAAGATCTTCGAAGTGGCCGAGGGCGGGCTGACCGACGGCGAGCCCATGATCTTCCTCCTGGGCAACCCCACGCGCAACAGCGGCAAGTTCCATCGGTCGTGCTTCGGGTCGGAGCGCAACCGGTGGAGCACCTGGTGCATCGACAGCCGCGACGCCCGGTTCACCAACAAGGCCCAGATCGCGGAATGGGTCCAGGACTACGGCGAGGACTCCGATTTCGTCCGGGTCCGGGTCCGCGGGGTTCCGCCCAACGCCGGGGACCTGCAGTTCATCGGCTCCGACCTGGTCAACGCGGCCATCGCCAGGCCGGCAGAGTGCCTCGCCGACGATCCCCTCATCATGGGCATCGACTACGCCCGGGGCGGCATCGACAAGACCGTCATCCGCTTCCGCAAGGGGAAGGATGCCAGGAGCATCAAGCCCATCAAGATCCCCGGGGAGAAGTCCCGGGACAGCATGGCGGTGGCGACCTTCATCTGCGACCAGATCATCAAGCACAGCCCCGACGTGGTCTTCGGCGACGCCACGGGGGGGAGCATCGGCGGGCCCATCAACGACCGCATCAGGCAGCTTGGGCACCCCATCATTGACGTGCAGTTCGGCGGCGAGAGTCCGGACCCCCACTACGCCAACATGCGCGCCTACATGTGGGGCAAGATGCGCGACTGGCTGGCCACGGGCGCGATCGACGCCGATCCCCAGCTCGAGCAGGACCTGGTCACTCCCTCCGTCAAGCACGACAAGCGCGACCACGTGCTGCTCGAGAGCAAGGAGGACATCAAAAAGCGCGGCTTGGACAGCCCTGACGACGCGGATGCCCTGGCGCTGACCTTCGCCGCCCCCGTGGCGGTGCGCAAAAAGCGGCAGATGCCCGGAGTGCAGCCCCATATCGGGCCATGGAGTTGACCGTGAGCGACAAGACGCACCAGGAAAACCTCGAGCTGTTCGATTACGCGGCGCGGGAGTGGGACGAGGTCTACCGAGAGGGCGACACCGACATGCTGTATGTCTACGGCGATCCCTGGGACCCCAGGGAGCGTCAGGCGCGGCGCGAGGTGGGCCGGCAGTGCCTGTGCTTTGACGAGCTGGGCCAGTACATCAACCAGCGCATCAACGACATCCGCCAGAACAAGCGCGCCATCAGGATCGACCCGCAGGGAGAGGGAGCCAACGACCGCTTCGCGGCGCTGCGGGCCGACATCATCCGCACCATCGAAAGCCAGGGGGGCATCTACGCCTACACCACCGGCTACGAAAACGCCCTGCAGCGCGGCATGGGCGCCTGGGCGGTCGGCAAGCGCTACAAGGCCTGGGACAGCTTCGAGCAGGAGCTTTACATCAGGAGCATCCCGAACGCCCGGAGCGTCTACATCGACCCCGACTACAAGGAATCAGCCGCCAGCGACATGAAGTTCGCCTTCCTGATTACGTCGATGTCCAAATCCACGTTCAAAAGCCGGTTCCGCGGCGCGCAGATGGTCGATTTCGAGGGGGAATACCTCCGGTCGCACTCCACCTGGTTCAGCGACAACAACGTCCAGGTGGCCGAGTGCTGGCGCATCACGCCGAAGCGGATGAAGACCTACCTCATCCCGGGCTTCAACCCCGCCACGGGAGGGCTGGACGCTGAGCGGCCGAGAACCGTCACCGAAAGCACCCTGCCCGAGGGCTACCGGATGGCCGAGGGAGGCATCTCCTTCATGGGGCGGGTGGTTCCGGTGCTGCGCGAGCGATGGACGGAGCGGCCGCAGGTGCGCCAGTACGTCATGAGCGGCGCGGAGATCCTCGAGACCACCGACTGGGAGGGGCGCTGGATCCCCGTCATCCCCTGCTTCGGCCGGCAGTACTGGATCGAGACCCCCGCCGGGAGCAGGCGCATCGTGGAAAGCCTGATCCGCAAGGCGCGGGACGCCCAGATGATGCACAACTACCTCAAGACGGCCATGCACGAGAGCATCGGCCGCATCCTCAAGAGCCCCTACATCGGCTACGAGGGGCAGTTCGAGGGCCACCAGGACGAGTGGGCCATCGCCAACCGCGTTCCGGTACCCTACCTCGAGGCCAGGGCGACCACCCCGGAGGTTCCCGGCACGGTGCTGCCGCTTCCGAAGCGCAACAGCGAGGATGCGGCCATCCAGGGCTACGAGATCGCCGACGAGGGGGTCAAGCGCAGCATCCAGAACGCCCTGGGCATGTACAACACCTCGGTCGGACGGCACGACACCAACGTCAAATCGGGCGTCGCCATCAAGGAATTGGACCTGCAGTCGGACCAGGGCAACTACCACTTCACCGACAATTTCGATCAAAGCATCCGGCACACGGGCTGCATCCTCGACGACATGATCCCCCACGTCTACGACACCGCCCGGGAAATGCTCCTGCGACGTCCGGACGAGACGGCCGAGATGGTCCGTGTCAACCAGGCCTATCGCAACAAGGCCGGGGACCTGGTCGAGTACCGCACCGACGTGGGCGTCTACGACGTGACCGTATCGACCGGACCCAGCTATCAGAGCCAGCGCGAGCAGGCGCAGGAGACGGCCGACCTGCTGCTGGAGAGCCAGTTCGCTCCCCTGGTGGCCGACCTCGCCATCAAGATCAAGAACCTTGGCCCGCTCGGCGACCAGATGGCGGAGCGACTGACCCCGCCGCAGTTCGCCGGCGACGGGGAGCAGTCGGCCGCGGCCCTGGCCCAGAAGCTCCAGAAGATGCAGCAGGTGTTCGACGCCCTCACCGAACAGGTGGAGCGCATGACGCGGGAGCGCGAGGCGAAGACGCTGGAACTCGAGAGCAAGGAAAAGATCGCGGCCATGCAGGCCGAGGTGGACAAGCTCCGGATCCAGGCGGACCTCATGAAGGCGCACGAGCAGATGTCGAGCAACGAAAATATCGAGGCGTTCAAGGCCAGCATGCAGCAGCAGCTGGTCCAGCTGCAGGCCCGGATCGACGCCGTTTTCCAGACGGAGCGGGCAGCGGACGGGCAGACGGGAGCGGAACCTCCGGCCGCCCCCGGCGCCGCCACCGTCCCGCCCCCGGGCCCGCCTACGCCGCCACAACCGGCCGCACCCTCCCAGGGTATGGGGGTGCCCTCCCCGGTTCCTTCCACGATGGTGGAGGGGACGTAGGCGGGCCTTCTTGAAGTTTTGATTTGACCCACAGGGTCGGGATTGCTCCCGGCCCTTTTTTATTGGCCGCAACCGGGAATCGGCCCCCCACCAACACGAGGTACTGACATGAACGACGACCAGACCACCGCCCCGTCAGCGGAAACCCAGCAGGAAGAATCGGTAACCCTGAGCCCCGAGAGCATGACCGACGCCCAGCGCGCGAAATGGCTCGAAACCGGGGAGCTTCCCACGCCGGAAAAGGAGGAATCGGCACCCTCCGGGTCCGCGGGTGATGAGCCCGAAACCCCACTCGCGACGGACGGCGAGACCAACGAATCGACGCAGGACGAGTCCCGGGAACGGAAGCCGAAGAAGGGCGCGGAAAGCCGCAAGGCCCAGCTGTCGGCCGAAATCCAGGACCTTCTGGCCAAGCGCGCGAAGGCGCGCGAGGAGTACGAGGCCGAACTGGCCGAACTGGAAGCCGCCAGGGCGAAGAAACAGGCGAAATCGCCCGACGCCGGCGGGGAACCCCCCGCGAGCGGTGACACGTTCGATGAGCCGGAACCCGAACCCCCCAACGAGGACGACTTCGAGGACCTCGAGAGCCTCCGCAAGGCCGAGCGCGAGTACGAGCGCAAGGCCCGAGCCTGGGAGGCCCGCCGGGCGGTGTTCGAGGAGCGTCGGCGCCAGGCCCAACAGGCCGACCAGCAGCGCCGGCAGGCGGCCGAGCAGCGGCTGGCCCAGGAATGGGCGCAGAAGGTCCAGCAGGCCAAGGCCCGCTACAAGGATTTCGAGCAGGTGGCTTTCAACGAGAAGTTGCCGCTCAACCCGAAGGCTGTCGAGCGCATTCCCCGGATGACGCACGGGGCGGATGTCCTGCACTACCTTGGGTCGCACCCCGACCAGGCCGCCGAGCTTGCGCGCCTGGGCCCGGACGACACCGTTCTGGCCCTGGCCGACATCGAGCGCGCCATCGCGACGACCCTGCCCAAAACCAAAACCGTCACCGGTGCGCTGCCTCCGCCCCCGGAGATCGGGGGGTCGAAGACCACTCCCGACGACCCGGTTGAGGCCGCGCTTTCCGCCGGCGACTTCGCGCGCTACCAGGAGCTGATGAACAAGCGCGACGCCGCCGCGCTGAGAGGATCGTAGTATGCCCAACAATTTCGTAAAAGCCGACTGGGTGACCATGGAGTCACTGCGACGGCTGATCAACAAGCTCGAGGTGGCGTCGTATTTCAATTCCTCGTTCTCCCGCGAGTTCACGCAGTCCTTCCCCGTCGGGGAGACTGTTCAAATCAAACTGCCGCAGCGGTATCTCATCCGTGACGGCATGGCCTACAACCCCCAGCCGATCGACCGCAAGACCACCCAGGTCAAGATGGACCAGGTGTTCGGCGTCGATTTCGATTGGGACAGTGTCGACAAGGCGCTCAACATGGAGCGCGGCCAGTCCATCGTGCGGGAAGAGTACATCGAGCCCGCCATGGACCAGATCGCCCAGGAGATCGACTCCCGCTGCGCCAAGTACGCCACCGAGAACTGCCCCAACGTGGTCGGCGCTCTGGGCACCACCCCCACGGCAATGACCCCGTTCTACCAGGCGCGTCAGCGGCTGGTGGAGCAGTCCTGCACCCCGGGCAAGAACGGGATGATCATCAGCCCCGGCATGAACACCTCGCTGGGCACCAACCTCACCACGCTGCTCAACCCGCAGAAGGAACTCAGCGACCTGTTCAAGACCGGGATGCTGGGCAATGCGGCCGGCTTCAAGTGGCACGAGTCCATGAGCATTTACCGCGTCACCGCCGGGACCATGACTGCCGCGGATGTGACCGTCAGCGCCGCTCCGGCCGATGGGGCCACCTCCATCGTGCTTGCCAGCGCGGCCGCGGGCGCCACCCTGAAAAAAGGCGACGTGATCTCCTTCACCACCCCGCAGAGCGTGAACCCCTCGACCCGGCGCGCGACCGGCGCGGCCAAGACCGTCGTGCTGACAGCCGACTGCACCATTACGGGCGGCGGGACGGCCACGGCCTACTTCGCCCCGGCGCTTTACGGCGAAGGAAGCCAGTACCAGAACGTCGACGTGCTGCCCCAGGCGGGCCACGTGGTCGTTCTGTATCCCGGCACCACCACTCCGAGCGGGCTGAGCGGGATCAACGGGCTGGCGCTCAACAAGGACGCCTTCGCCCTGGTCAGTGTGAAGCTCGAGCAGCCCAAGGCGGTGGAGATGTCCTCCACCATGCGCGATCCCAAGACCGGGATCGGCATTTCGTTCGTGCGCTGGTTCGACGGTCGGACCCGCACCATGTCCAACCGGTTCGACGTGCTGATGGGCTTCGGGTCGTTGTACCCCGAGAACTGCTCCGTCAGGGTCGCGTCCCTGCTCTAGGGTCCGCCGCAGGGATTTCAAAAGGAGGAGCAAATGTCTCTCACAGCTACCACCCTTGCCGCGGCCTGCGGCAAGGCCGATACCCAGATCCTGGTGGCTTCGACCACCGGGTTCGCGGTCGGGAAGACCGTCAAGATCGAAGACGAGTACATGGTTGTGACCGGCCTGAACGGCACGGCCATCGGCGTGTTCCGGGGCCGGCACGGCACCGCGGCCAAGGCTCACGCTTCAGGGGCGGCGGCCTATGTCGGCGACGCCCTGGACTACCCGATCGGGGGATCCGGCACGCCCGCCGCCGGCGTCTCCGTGACCGAGGTCGTCAACGGCCGGCACCACATCACCAAAATCGACCTGGCCGACTTCGCCGTCGGATCGTCCGCCGCCGCGGCCAACCTGGCCTTCGGGAAGAAGATTTACAGCTTCCCGGCCGGGCAGATCCAGGTCAAGAGCGCGTCGATTTCGCTGGCCCTCCAGGGCAGCGGGGCGACGTGCGACGCCGACACGCCCGATCTGGGGCTGGGAACGACCATCGCCAGCGGCGCCGTCGCCGTCCTGGGCGGTACGGCCGGCTTCGAGGACATCCTGACCGGTCAGACCATGGCCGACTGCAACGGCACGGTGAAAAAAGCCGCCGTGGCCCAGCAGCTGCCCATTCTGCCCGCCGGGTCGCACGACGTCCACCTCAACATGGCCGACGGATGGGCCGGTGCGGCCTCCTTCACGGCCTCCGGCAGCATCACCCTCGAGTGGGTGGCCATCTAACCCGTCCCGGACACTTTCCAAAAGTGTCCGGACACTTTGTCCGGGAGCCGGTGCCGGCACGGGCCGGTTCCCGGACCTCTTGAGGTTTTCCATGCCCTGCAAGACCTGCCGCCATATGACCCCTGTCTACCAGCTCTTCGAGTGCCGCCGCTTCCCGCAACCCGTCAGCGTCAGCCCGGAATACGAGTGCGGGGAGTTCATGCGGGCCGTGACCGTGGTTCCCGCTGCGGAGCCGCAGCCGGAGCCGGCGGTCGATTCCGGGGGTGAGGAGTGGCCCGAACCCTCCTATCCCCTCGAGGAGCCCCCCTCTCCCCGCCGCCGGCGCCGGCGCAGATAGGAGGCGCCGATGGCCGAAACCGCGCTTCAGATCATCAGCGACGCCCTGACCGAAATCGGGGAGCTGGCCCAGGGAGAGACCCCGACCGCCAACGACCAGACCTGGTGCCTGCAAAAGCTCAACGATCTGGTCGACGCCTGGAACGCGCAGAGGATCCACCTGTTTCACGAGACGCT